CTGGTCTACATATAGCGAGTGGAGATTACCTAATTCCTCGTCAGCCCGGATGGCGTTCATGTCTGTATAGATGCCATAACCCGGCTCTATATTGTAATCGGCCAAAGTCAGCCTTTTCCATTTTGCCAGTGAATGGACAACTTCGGCCTGTGCGTCTCCCAAGTCTTTGATAGGGAAAGATACCGCCCGTTCGGTTCCGCTCAAGTCATCATTGATACCCATTCCCTTCAATACAAATAGCGGGGCGGTGACACGGCGCAGACGTAATTCTGACGACAGGTTCTGTTGAAAGAACTCTTTTATTTGCTTAATGCCTAACTCTGTTTGTTTTAAATCAAGCAAGGCTTTATAGTTAGCTGGTTTAATTAGGTAACTCATTGTAAAATAGATCTAGTTGTTTTAATTGCTTGCAAATATAGAAATTATTTGTGATATTGTTATATGTTTAGCCGAAAATATAATCAAATTGATTGTTTTATGCTTAAATTAATGAGCAAAATATTATTTTGATAGATAAATATCCCAAATTATTAGGATAAAGACAATATATTTTGTACTTTTGCACGTCCAAGTTTCAGACGCACCCGTAGTTCAATGGATAGAATACCGGATTCCGGTTCCGACGATATGAGTTCGATTCTCATCGGGTGTACAAATGATACTGATTATCAGTGTTTTTGAAGAAAAGGGGACTAAATGGGGGACTAACGGTTAAAAAGGCTCATGGCTTCTTCTTTTGCCTTGTCCGCTATGTCGATGTATGGTTTCATGGACTTGTAGTCTTTGTGACCTGTCCATTTCATCACGATATTGGGGGCTATGCCTAGCATGAGTGCGTTGCAGATAAAGGTCTTTCTGCCGCAATGGGTTCCTATCAGTTCATATTTGGGATGGATTTCGTCTATTCTTTCTGCTCCCTTATAATATGTTCTGCATATCGGTTCGTTAATCTCACAGGCTTTGCATATTTCTTTGATGTATTTGTTCATTCTTTGGTTTACCGGCACAGGCAGCGCATATATCCCTTCTATGTCCTTGTATTTCTCCAGTATGGCTTTGGAATACTTGTTCAGTTCAATTTTTAACGGCTCGTCCGTCTTAATGGTAGTGATGGTAATATATCCGTCATAGATGTCGGCTTTCTTGAGGTTTTTTACATCAGAATAGCGTAGCGAGGTGAAGCATTGGAAACAGAACACATCCTTCGCTAGTTCGAGATGAGGCTCGTTCGGGAATGTGGCATTATATACACTCATAAGTTCATTCCATTCAAGAAATATCACCTTCGCCGGAATGGTCTTTAGCTTCTCCTTGAAAGTGACGAATGCAAGTTCTTTGTTGTACCCTTTTTCTGATGCCCATTTCAAGAACCATTTTGCCAGATTGATATACTTCTTTGCCGTGTAATTCTTCATCCCGGTTTCATTGTCCACTTCTATGCTCATAAAGTAATCCACAAGACGGGATAGTCCTTCATGGGTAAGGTCCGCGAAAGTAAGATCGGGTGCAAACTTCTTTAGATGGTTCATTGTGGTCTTGTGTCTCTTGTATGTGTTCTCTGACCAACTGTTTTCCTTACCTTGTTCAGTAATGAATTGTTGGTAGTAATCGAAGATTGTTTTTTTCTCCTTTTCTACGATTTTCCCATTCCTTTTGTTCACTTCGTCCCGGAATTCGAGAGAAGTGGGTATTTGTCCTGTCTGCTCGAAGAAGAAGAAGGTGTCGTTGACGATTTCTTCAAGACGGTTTATCTCCGAATTGATAGTTGCTGCCGAGATCTTTTTCTTTCCATGGGTAGTGTTTGGTTTGCATCTTTGGGCTTCGGCTACCCATTTGTTATTGTCTACCCGGTAACCCACGTTGAAGGCTACGGTATTCCCGTCCCACTTGATCCTGTAACGGAGTTTGGAATCAGGTTTGTCTTTCTCCTTGTCCAGAAGAAAGATGCAGTTTCGTTTGATGTTCATAAGTTTTAAGTTTAGTATGAAAAAATATGGCAGGGTTTATATTTCCCTGCCTTTCTTGTTATAAGTTTTTCAGCCATTCTTTTCCTGCTGGTGTTTTAAACCATATCAAGAGACCACCTATTATCACGCATCCGATGGTATAAGTTAAAGATAACATATCCATATTCACCTCCTTATTTTAAAATTCTATATCCGATTCTAATAAAAAACGAATGCTTAACGAACATCAAAATATATTTCAAAAAAATCTTTTTTAGTCAATCCTAATATACGCAAAGCATTTTTTATAATAAATTCAGGTACAGGGGATATATGTGTCTGTAATATTATAGGACGGAGCAAATCTCTTCGTGTCCATTTCTCGTGACCTCCTTCTGTAGATATTTTCTTGCATCCAACCTTCTCCAAAAAATCACGAAAGTCAGACAATGGAACATTGCTTAATTTCTGTGTATTCATGCAAAAGATGGTATATTAACGCTCTCCGAGTATTTTACATAATCTTTGTTCTCAATAATTTCCCTGAATTCAGGATTCATCGACATCATTGTATTAATATCAGGAGCCTTTATCCTCTTTTGCTTCATACTCTTTATTTTCCATCCGTGCTTTTGCAAATCCTTCACTAAGGTATTTTTATGTAAACAATATTCTATATACATACCCAAAGTTTGCCCAAATGAAGTCTTTGCAGCATTTTCAGTTTCCCCATAGCCGGACAAGTCCAAAGCCGGGCAATACGATATATAGACATTATCCTCTTGGAAGATATAAACCCCCACATTAAGACTTATTTTAGTCTTACCGTCACTATACTGAGCTTCAAAAGAATGAGCATCCATGATTCTGTGATATATTTATGATTTTATGAGAACAGATTATATTATTTTTTGTTGCAAAGCTAACGAAAAAAATAATCGGATAAACAATCATAAGCTAATTTATAAAGCTGTCTAAATTGTGCTTATTATTTCGTTTAGCGGATGCTGCTTTACTAGCATCATTGCCCATTATAAAAACATAGGTGAAAATTATTTATATGCATATATACCTTTTATTATTCAATATTGACAGCCACACCAGATGCGATATACCTTACAAGATTACCTTTATAGTATACGGGTTCGATTTTAAAATTAATGATAGCGTTAGCCCCATATCGTTTAGCTTCGTCTACGAGTTTGTCTGTCATATATTTGCCGGAAGGGATAAGAAAGTGGGTGGTATTATCTTGATATAGTTCATCCTTTCTTTTTGTCTCTTTTTGTGGTGGTATACCGAGTTGATATACTGTTGACAGACTGGCTAAAGGGATATAATTTTTAGTTTTAAGCTCTGTACCAACTGGGAAAATATGGAAACCATCTTTGACATGTTGAGTAAAATCAGAAACATACGTTGTTTCCGAGTACTTGGGAGAGCAGGCGCACAACGCCAATAGTGGGATCAATAGTAACTTTTTCATGATTGATGTTTTTCGCTATATTCTTTTAGATTGAAATATTTCTTAGAAGCCTTATGCCCGTTGCATTTAACAAGAGTAAGGCATTGTTTTTTTTGTTTGTCTTCATTTTGGTTTACTGGTTCATTTTTAAATTCACCCATCAACCTTTCCAGCTTATCTATAAATACGTTCATCATTTAAGTATTAGTATTAACTAAACACTAAACGAATATGTTTTGTTTAATTATTATATAAATTAAGCTGTTTTTCTTAATTCCGCAAGAAGGTCTGTAATCCCTTCTAACTTATCAACTGAAGATTGAGTATTGTTGTCTATACTTTGAAGCCTCTTGTTAACCATACTCATAAATTCAACTAATACGTTTCGGAAGAGGCTTTCTGCTAGAGCTTCTTCCTCCTTTTTCTCATTTGGCGATGAGGCTATAAGCATTTCTCCTTTTCCACGGAGTAGCCATTCGGCGGAAACGTCTGGGAAAGTATCTAGCGTTAGCAAGATTACGTTAGAACTTACGCCCTTAGTGCTTGATAATTGACTATTAAGGGTCGTTTGAGCAACTCCGATTAATCGGCTGAAATCTAATACAGATGCGCTTTTTGCGCTAATTAGTTCCTTAAACCTTTCTGTTAGAGCATTTTCTATCATAATTTCGTTATTTAATACTGTTCTAAATAGCGAAATTTGGAAAACTTTTCCGAAATTTCGTTTGTTGTTTAACTAAAGTTCGTTAGTTTTGCATCCGTAACCAATAAAAAACGGTTGCAAACGGATATAAAAATGGCTGTCACGATAAAAACCGTGATTTTGTTCGCACCAAAATTGTTCCATCGGCAAATATAGTGACTTCCATTTTAATATCCTACAAATGAATTAAAAATTAGACGATACGGTTTAGTGGTGTTTACCGTAAGTTATTTTAGGATATTAAAATAAAGCTCTTGCTTAGTATCAATCAACACCACACTAGATTGAGAACGGCAAGGGCTTTTGTTTTTTAGAAAGTATGATACCATTAGAAAGACGAATAAGTGATGATACCCGGTTGATAGATTTAACCGTAGGCGAATTGAAGGAATTGTTTGGCAGCTTGATGCCGAAAAATGAAATTACCGCTCCAGCCAAAACGGGGCAGAACTTGGTATATGGCATAAAAGGGATAATGGATCTGTTTCATTGTTCCGAAACTACAGCATATCGCCTTAAGTCGGGCGTCATAAAAAAGGCTGTCCGCCAAGTGGGACGAATGATTGTGGTTGATGCTGATCTGGCATTGAGCTTATTCACAGAAAAACGGAGGTGAGATATGGGGCAAGGGAAGAAACGTATACCAAAGGATTTACAAGAAAAGCTGGATGCGCACGAGGCAAAGGCTGATCTTTACGCACAAGCGATGCTATGTGGTGATTTTGAGAGGAACCGTATCAAGTGGGCGGCAGAACTGGTTAAGATAGCAAGATTACAGAAGGAGATAGACCAGACAATCAAGACAAATCACAGTCCGATAGAGGGGAAGTATTTATCAATTTAAAACTAGGATTATGAATAGATATAATAATATATCAATAAATATTCGCTATGAAAATAGTGAAGAGGGCTGTATCTTATTGGTGGTAAGGACTGTTAGAGTAAACGGGAAGGTAGTTTATGAAGATAAAATGAGTCCTGAAATGTTTGCTTCATGTCAGGACCCGATTAGGCAATTGGAAAAATACCTGTTAGGGCTTAAAGAGAGTGATTGCGGAAAGAATGTTTCCGGCGATGCTGGAAAGCATAGAGGCTTTTTCCGCCAGATTTGGGCTAAGTTGTTTCGCAAGAAGATCCAGCTCGCTGCTTAGTTTTTGCAGGTTGGCTATGAGGATTTCTTCTTGGGCTTGAAAGCCACCATGCCGCATGAAGTCATGAGCTTTTGCTTTTATTTGACAGACAAGTAGGCTTCCCATACATTTAGTTTGATTGATGAATCCTAATTGTTCAAATTGATCGAATACGGCACAAATTATATCAGGTGAAACATTAAGCTCTTTAGCCCATTCGTAAGCACTCACTTGAACTTGCATACTATTAGCCGATAATAAATCAGATAACAGTTCATCTTTTAATTGAGGTGTGATAAGATTATTCATTATGATAAAATTTAAAATTTGACAAGCAAAAATAATAATAAAAGACAGTAGGCGCGCCTGTTTCATTGTGATTTTAGGATTTGACGCTTTTAGGTGCGCCTACTTCTTGGATTAAGAACAAGAAAAAGAGTTTGATTATGAATAAGTTAACAAAATATACATTATTGGTTGTGGCATTGCTTTTATTGCTAGGCATTGCCGGACGATGTGACTATAACGAATCTGTGATCTACAATATGCCGGACAACGTGTATCAGGTTTTAAAAGTAGAGTTGGGTGATCCATCCGACAGCCGGTTAGTTGACGAGTACATGAGCAACCGTAATCATTGGGATAGTTTGGCTATTGATTATCAATTTAAATAATATAGTTATGATGCATACTTGGTTTGAATGTAAAATACGTTACGAAAAAGTCATGGAAAACGGCATGAACAAGAAAGTAACGGAACCATATTTGGTTGACGCGTTGAGCTTTACTGAAGCAGAAGCCCGTATTATCGAGGAAATGACACCGTATATCAGCGGCGAGTTCACTGTTTCGGACATCAAACGCGCCACTACAGCGAACTGTTCCCATCTGAAGAAGATACAACCGACCGCTGGTTTAAGTGCAAGCTGTTCTTCATCACGCTGGACGAAAAAAGCAGAGCGGAGAAAAAGACATCTTGTTATATGCTTGTACAAGCATACGATTTGAGGGACGCTGTAAAGAAACTGGACGAAGGAATGAAAGGTACAATGGCAGACTACGTGATTGCATCCGTAGCCGAAACCGCCATCATGGATGTTTACCCATCCGAAGCCGAATCGGAGATAAAGACAGAGTTCCCGGTATGTTCTAAAACAGAAGCAGTGATCAAGGGAAAGAATGTTGTTGTTGATAAGACAGGGGAAAAAACAGTGATAACTGTACAAGATACATAGGTTTTAGTTTAGGTTTTAGCCGGTGTAGCCTGTGAAGGTGATCCGGCACATGGGAGCTTAGCTCAGTGGCAGAGCGATGGCAGTTAACGGTCAGGGGTAATTAATCTGTTTTTGTTTTGTTTGTGTATGTTTCCATGATACAGACCGGCAAAGCCATAGGTCACGGGTTCAATTCCCGTAGCTCCCACAACTTCAAACGGAAGTTTTTTATTAATCAATTACTTAACCAAAGCCGCTATTAAAGGGTAGCGTGAGGTGCAAGTCCTCTTGTATGTTATATTCTATATCAATTATTCTCCCGGTGTGGTTTGACCGCCTATCCGGGAACTATTAAAAAAACGAACATGAAAAAGAATGGATTTCCGGATTTATCGAAATACGAAATATACCAAAAAATGGAATCTGATGAATTTATCACATTGGTATATAAGAGAATTCACAAAGATTTCTTGTTGGATATTACCGGTGAAATGGAAACGGTTCCCGAGCTGGGGGATTTGACCATATTTTGGGACAAGGGGAAAGAATGGAAAGCTTATGTAGCACTATTGATTTCTAAGGAGTTTGCGGCACAATACCAAGAATACCCGTATAAGTCCAGTACCCAGGAATGGCACGGATGCGCAATAAGATTCCGCAATCCGGAACAGTTGAGTAAGATTATAAAATATAAGACCAATGTTATCCAAGAAGAAACCGGCAAAAACTAGCAGCACGGCAAATTTAAAAAAGAAGTTGGACGCTGTGTTTTCCCAATATATCAGATTAAGGGATATGATACCTAATACTACGGTATTCCGCTGTATCTCGTGCGGTTTAATAAAACCTATCACACAGGCAGACTGTGGCCATTACATCAACCGCCAGCACATGGCAACCCGTTACAGTGAAATAAATTGCAACGCTCAATGCCGCAACTGCAACCGTTTTGATGAAGGCAATATGCAGGGATATAGGAGAGGACTTGTGAGAAAATATGGCGAAAATCAGATATTGATTTTGGAGGCCATGAAATACGAAACAAGGAAGTACACCGCATTCGAGTATGAAGCGTTGATCGCCCATTACAAGAGAGAAGTGAACCGGATTTTGAAAGAACGAAATTTGACGATAAAATGTTTGACCGAATAACTATAAAGGCAAGGATAGATGTGAACGACATAGAGACTATAGTCCTGAAGAACTACCTTAAGGAATGCTCGGAGGATGATGAGATCTACTACAAGTCGTCTGCATACTCCAACTTTGACGGATGCACCATCGAAATAAGGGGTGACACCTTGAAGTGCAGTTGCTCGGTCTGCAAGCTCTACCATAAGGGGAAATCGGGCAAACTGGACAACAGCCGCCCGATGACCTTCCGAATGGCAGTAAGGACAATAGAAGAACTGTTGCTCAGGTTGTGCGTAAAAGCGGAGAATGCAGTAGTGACCTATTATGAGATAGGGGTTACAATGAAGATGATCCGTCCGGCAGATGAGTATATAAGACTTGTGGACAGCATAGCGGAACGTACCTTGTGGAATGATGCCAACTATCAGGAGTATCGCCAGAAGACGACCGAGAAGAGTAAGTATTACCGCAAGATATTGAAGATCTATGATAAGACTTACGAGGCAAAGGAGAAGAAAAGGACGGTAGGCAGCAATATTCTCCGCATTGAGACGGTGTACAAGCATCAGTCGGTATCGCTACCCCAATTGATAGACAATGTGTCGCTAAACAAGATGGCTAGGATCTTTTACAAGGACTGGTCAGAGATACGGTTTGAACGGGAGATAATACCTGCTAAAGGTGTCAAGCTATCCCAACTAGAGAAAGCCCGTGAAATACAGAGGATTGGCGTCACAAGATACAAGGAACGGTACAGGGCCATGTATATGGAAGGGAAACTCACAAAGAAGCAGTGGGAAACCTTACGCACGTTTGCTAATTCATGGGATGTGGAGAAGAAGAAGTATACGGAAGTGATGGGTGAATTGGAGCAGGAATTTAAGGAAAAATTACTAAACTGTTTTCAAGCATCATCAATCACGCCAATTATTAAAAAATATAACTAACTGATTATCAAATAATTACACAAAAAGAAAAAGCACCTTATGGAGCGTGGATAAATAATTATAAATCAGTAAGTTAGTAATAAAAAGATTTAAAATTAACGGTTTTCGGCAACTTGTCTTATACTGCCCGAAGGGTAGTCGGGACGACTTAAAGAAAGCAGTAAAGAAAAAAGAAAGGTGAGATTATGAATTGCGAGATAAAGGGAAGAATAACGGTTGACCTTGGTGTTACAAGAAGGGGAGTGACAAGTAAGGGCTTGGATTACGAGATAAGGGAATATGTGATAACCGAGCAGACCCAATTTGGAAAGTCCATGCAGTTTTCGGTGTACAGTGGTGATGGGCCCGTGAAAGATCCTCTGAAGGTTGGTGATGATGTGATAGTGAATTTCAATGTGTCCGCCAAAGAATACACGGATAAGGATGGAAAGAAAAAATGGTTTAACAGTGTACAGGCATGGAAGATACAAAAGTAGCTGTGGTGATCAGATGGAATACATGGGATCGTACCACAATAGAGAAGATGGCTAAGAGATTTGGGTTTGAGCCTTATGTGAGCGTGAATCGTAAGACAGGTGCTCTTATAAAAAAGGAGGATATGGATTTACTCGAAGAATGCGCGAGGCGTGGAATTATCGCAATATCAAAATAACGAAAAATAAACAATATCATGAAACAGAAAACATTTGAAGAAATAAAGGAAGAACTATTACTGCGCGCCAAGAAAGCAGGAGCTTGTCAAATAGGTTATGCGATGGGATTAAGGAGTCAAAGCAAAGCTGATATACTTAAGGCTATTACTGATAACTGGTCTTGGGTGTTACGAACAGCAAGAATAGTAGATGCAGAATATTTAGAAGACAATTTTGCTGAAGAAGATCTTGCGGAAGCTGGTATCTATACACAAAAATACCATGAGGTAACAACGACATCTTTTGCCTGCGGCAGCGCAACAGTGAAGGCCTACGACAGCGCAACAGTGAAGGCCTACGACAGCGCAACAGTGAAGGCCTACGGCAGCGCAACAGTGGAGGCCTGCGGCAGCGCAACAGTGAAGGCCTACGGCAGCGCAACAGTGAAGGCCTACGACAGCGCAACAGTGAAGGCCTACGACAGCGCAACAGTGAAGGCCTACGGCAGCGCAACAGTGGAGGCCTGCGGCAGCGCAACAGTGAAGGCCTGCGGCAGCGCAACAGTGAAGGCCTGCGGCAGCGCAACAGTGAAGGCCTACGACAGCGCAACAGTGAAGGCCTACGGCAGCGCAACAGTGAAGGCCTACGACAATTCTTATGTTGAAGATTTAACAGGTAATATTAGGCCCCAGTCTGGATATGCAGTAATCAAGGATTATTACAACCATAAGATTTACATCCAAAAAGGGAGATATCAGATTATAGAGGTTGATTAATAGCTTGCTGATATTACAATAAGAATTTAATTGATAATAATTACCATTTACCTGACATCAGGAAAATGGCGGTAGTTATAAAAAAATAATTCAAAATAAGAAAGATATGAAAGATATAGAATTATTCAACGATCATTTTCAGAACTATAAAGTCTACGGCATTCCTAAAGCTCAACTAATTATAGCCGATGTTCCCTACAATTTAGGAAATAATGCTTATGCCTCTAATCCTTCATGGTATGTGGATGGTGATAATAAGAATGGAGAAAGCGATAAAGCGGGTAAAGAATTCTTTGATACTGATAAAGATTTTCGCCCGGCAGAGTTTATGCACTTTTGTAGCCAGATGCTTGTAAAAGAGCCAAAGGATAAAGGTAAGGCTCCTTGTATGATAATCTTCTGTGAATTTGAAGATCAATTCCGATACATTGAATTAGGAAAGAGATATGGGTTAAATAATTACATCAATCTTGTATTCCGGAAAGATTTCTCCGCGCAGGTATTAAAAGCAAACATGAAAGTAGTAGGTAACTGTGAGTACGGTTTACTTCTTTATCGTGAAAAACTTCCGAAGTTCAACAATGATGGTCGGATGATATTCAACTGCTTTGATTGGGTAAGAGATTCTGATACACCCAAAGTACATCCAACACAGAAACCGGTTCCACTTCTTCGGAGGATGATAGAAATCTTCACTGATAAAGGTGATGTCGTTATCGACCCGTGCGCTGGAAGCGGTTCCACCTTATTAGCTGCTGCACAGTTGGGACGCAAGGCATACGGATTCGAGATTAAAAAAAAGTTTTTCGCTGATGCGAATAAATTGGTGTTATCGCGTATTCAGCAATCACTATTTGTATAATTCAAAACAAGAAAGAAAGGAATGAATTATGAATAAAAGAACAATTCAAATAGATGTTATCGGTCCGATAGAAGAAACTGAATTAATGAAATGTAAATTGTATGTTGATGGTCGTGTGTGTGTAATCGGAATGTCACGATATGACTATGAAGAGTTAATGCGAGAAAAAGTGTTTATCCGGGATGGTAAGAGCGTTGATTCTGCTGGTGTGATAAACACGACTAACACTTTCGTTGAAGATGATTAATATTTGATTAGAAATGAATGATGGAGTTTATTTTGACCAAAATGGTAACGAGGTAATCGTAATCAATGGATTTGAATACTCACGAGAAGAATTTGATTCCCTTGTGGATATGTGTGGAGATTGCAATATGTAATAACAAAAGAAAGAAATGAGTAAAACAACAATTTATTATCTATTCCTAATAGCAATGTATATGCTGCTAGGATAGATGGAAAGGAGAAATATGGATAAAGATAAATTCAACAAAGCAATAGAAATCAACAATAAAATAGAGGAATACAAAGATCATAAGATGGCACTTGAAAATTCTAACATAAAATATGGTGGTGGATTGATATTTACATACAACAGAATGCACAATGATGTACCATTAAAGGAAGAAATTTTTGGTAAGAATTTCCTTCAGTGCTATATGTATGCTTTGGATAGTAAGATAAAAGAATTACAAAAAGAGTTTGACGAATTATGAAAAAAGATATGAAACAGACAGTAGAAGAAGCAGCAAAAAAATATTCCAATGATTGCAGAAACAGGCAGCTTCATTGTGAACCATACTGCATTGTTGACTTTATTTCTGGTGCCGAATGGCAGTCGAAGCAATCTCCTTGGATAAGCGTTAATGAACGGTTGCCGGAGCCAAACAAGCTTGTCCTTTGCAGAATGGTATCAAATGGAGTGATTGTTAGTGGCTATATCGTTGTTTCACCTGGGAGATCGCCATACGTTGCGACAGACGGAGGATTTGAATTTGAGGATTGGAACGACTACGAGTGTGACATGTGGATGCCTATCCCTTCTTTTGAAGGAATACTCGAAGCCAACAAGGATGTACTTGAACGAATTAAAGAGAAAGGAGATTGAATAATGAGGTTTATATTAATTATACTTATGACAACCATGATGTTGTCTTGTGAAGATAATATGGAACATAGATTAAAAGGTGGAATGGTCATTACTATTAAGGGAGATACTATAGAGTTTTATGGAGGAACGTTGACTTATGAAATTTTTGGTAAAAGAAGTATTAATAGTATTGTAACTTATGAGCCAAAAGAAAAAGGAGATTGATTATGGAAGTAAATAGCGGAATAATAATATATGGAGTGCTGCATGAACTAATTAAAAGATTAAAGGAGGTGAATCATGAGGGATAAGTCTAGATTGAAACATGTGATGGTGCAGGCAAAGATAAGTGTGGAGGCTGCTGATAAATTGGATAAAATTGTGAAGGAATATAAGTTTAACAGCAGATATGAGGTGATGCAATATCTGCTGTCAGCATTTATCGAAAAGGCCGATTGCGAAACAGAATATAATGGAGTTAATACTAATGAAACTGAACTTATGGATATATTCCAGCGGCTTAGAGCTGTGAAGGATAGGGTAAACACTGTTAAACCGTCGGCATATGACGACATTAAAAGAGTGGCATCAGTATTCATTTATAGAGTTACCAACAGAAGGAGATATGTATCAAGCTGTATAACGGAAAATGGGGAAGGAATGCACCATTCCTCTAAAAAAGAGCAGGTATTAGAGGAAGTATTTCGGTATTTATATCCGAATTTAGCACAACGATTACTTGTAATCGGACGTAATATAGGAGTCAACGGTTATGATAATATCATCAAGGAGTTACTTGATATGTCTCCTGTATCATCGGATGGTATACATAATGATGTATCTACGGAGGTTAGTGGTTTTATGGGGCAGAATAAATACGGAATGGTCCCGGTTATAACAAGAAACAAAAAAGTAGAAAATGAGCAGGGATTATAATTACAGGAAGATGATCAGCTCCATGGCATGGAGAAAAACAAGAAGAAGAAAACTTGAACAGTCACCGTTATGTGAAGCTTGCAAGCAAAATGGAGTGATAATGGCAGCGACAGAGGTTCACCATGTTATACCGTGTGAGTCAGCCAAGACAGTCACTGAAATGAGAGCTCTCATGTTTGATGTGGATAACCTACAGTCATTATGCCATGATTGCCATTCTTTGATTCATGCAGGGATGAAGTCACATAGCAGAGTTAAGGTGAAAGAGAATGCGAACCGTTCATTATCCCGGTTTAAGGAAAGGTTTATCTTATAATACGGGGGGGGGATTTTTTTAAGACCACCCGGATTACTCAAATCCACTCCCACCAGGCATCACAAATTCTAGTTTTGAAAATTTGGATTTGGGGGTGACACTTTGGGATTACTCGGAATAACAACAATATTGTAAAAATAGGTAATATTAAAATATTTAACACAATGAAGAAAAAAAGCGAGGAACAACGGGCGGTCAGCAAAAAAATAAAAAATCAGAGGGATACGATTATAAAAACATTGAAAGATGTCAATAAGTATTCCAAAGAGTTGAACTGTCAGATTGATATATTTTCCCGTCTGTATCTGTTGTTTAAAAAAATCACGGAGGAGGTTTTGGATGATGGATATAATATCGTGTATGAAGAGAAGAGCCGGGAGGGACATGTAAGAAAGCGAATTGACCCTTTGGCAAGAGTTCCGTTCGAACAGGCTTCGCCTTTGATGAAATTATTGAAAGGATTGAAAATGAATATGGAAATGACCAAGCCTGATGATGGCGGAAGTCGTGGCCCCAGTCCGCTGGATAAACTAATGGAGAATATCAATAATGTGAATGACGGAGAGGACGAATGATGAATGAATGGGATGAGAAAAAAGCACTGAAAAAAGGGTATACGGATAGGCTGACATCTGTTGATTTGGATAGGTATAATCTAAGGAAAATAGACGGTCGGCTCTTTTCGTATATATATGGCGTGCAGTCCTGTCCGGAGGGGCATAACCTGTACGAGGTTCTTTCGGTGTTGAAATTCCTCCGTCTGATGGACACTTACACGTTTCAGAAAAAAAGAGTGAAAGTGTTTGTAGCCTTATATGAGAGCCTTAAATTTTCGGGGATAAACGGACGCCGCAGTTATAAGCTAACCCCCGTGCAGTATTTCCAGTTTGCCTCTATACTGGGGTTTTACAGATGGGAAGATATAGGCAGCGTGGAAGATATGACGGAAAGGAAGAAGGGAACAAAGGTCGTCAACGGGCGTGTGATGGAGTTGAGGCGGCTGGTAAGGGAGGCTATTCTGTTCGTTCCGAGAAAGTTTTCAAAGACCACCTCTACGGCTTCTCTTGCTGTTAATGACCTGCTTTTTGGGGATGCGAACGCGCAGGCATACACGGGCGCGAATTCAGGGCGGCAGGCTAAGATATGTTTTAATGAGATAAAGGGTATTATTAATCAATTGGATCCGGATAGACGCAGTTTTAAGACAAATCGTGAATGGCTGGGATGGAGGTCTACCAACACATACGGGAAAGAATCCTTTGTGGAATGTCTGTCGGGGGGCGGTGATGCAAAGGACGGTCTTAACGCATCTCTTTTTATCTTTGACGAATATGCGCAGGCGAGATATGTGAAGGATCACTCGGAGGGTGCGGAACTTATGCAAGTTATGGTGTCTTCTATGGGTATGAGAAGGGAGCCTCTGACAGTGATTATAACTACTGCAAGCCGCGTACCTGACGGACCTTTCGCTATAGAGCTGGAAAATGCGAAGAAAGTCCTTTTAGGAGAATATGACGATGATACGCAATTCGCGTCATTGTTTATGCCGGATGAATGGGAGCTTGACGATGAGCACATGAGTACTCCGGAGCTGTGGAAGAAATGTAATCCGCATATTGGCATAACGGTACAGGAGGGTTATTACCGCCAGATGTGGAACAAGGCGATACGCAACGTTGAGGCTATGATAGAATTTAAAACCAAGTTACTTAATGTCTTTGTTGCAGGCTCCGTAAAACCGTGGATAACACAGAATTTCGCCCATTCCTTGTCCATGAACATCAATTTGGAACAGGTGAAGGGAAGACCGTCTGCTATGGTGGCTTTTGACTTGTCTGTTTCTGATGACCTTTCCGCCGTGGTTTACAATATTTATAATAAGGAAGATAAAAAATTCTATCTGTTTATGGATAGCTATATACCGGAAGAAACAATAGAAACCCACCCGAACCGTGAGCTTTATAGGATGTGGGTAGATGGCGGCTGGTTGAAAGTATGCCCCGGTGCTGTCATAGATATGGACATGATTATAAACGACATATTAAGGCGTGACCGTAATTTGTTTATATGCCGGATAGGCTATGATGCTTACAAGGCAAGCGAGATACGCAACGCGCTTGCAGCGGGACTTTTGGGACACGGGAAGAACCCGGACAAGATATTACGTGCTGTTCCCCAGACCTACGGGGCGTTCACATCACCGGTAGAATCGCTGGAGCTGGCGGCAAAGAGCCGTCCGGCTCATCTTGTTATTGCTTATAATCCTATCCTATTCTGGAACTTTGGGAACTGCTATATAGATGAAGATAAGATGTGTAATAAGAAACCGTTGAAAAGGAAGGAAAATCTTAAGATTGACGGTGCGATAGCCTCCTTGATGACATTTTGGCTTTACAGTAATACGGAACAGAGGTAACCATAAACAGCATATTGTCCGATATATAGAAGTTATAACTTGATATATGGACAATTTTTTCAGATTTTTCAAAAGAGAATCGGCACCATTGCCGTCATTCATAGACAGTGGTTCGGAGAAGACGGATGAGGAAGCGCACGAAGATTATGGGAAAGCGAAATCTACAGGTGGAGATTATCGGGAGAACATAGCTTATGTGAATTCCCCATGGGCTGCATTGAATATAGCCGCAGTATATCGTGCTGTGAATCTACTTTCAAGTTCTGCCGCTACGTTAACTATCCAATACAAGCGTAAGGACAGGGCGAAAAACTATTTCAAGCTGAGCGACACGAAGGATGGGAAGAGGATAAACTATCTGCTCGGGGCACGTCCCAATGATCGGATGAATTCATATACTATGATGAAGTATACGGTAGCCCAGTTGCTTTTGCAAGGGAATGCCTTTATCTACCCTGTACGTAATTCGTTCCACGAGATCGTATCTTTCATATTGTGTTCCCCCGGCTCGGTAACTTACGATGTATATGCTAATCAATATAAGATTGATGATATAACCAACGGGATAAGTGTGACTGTAGGTCCGAAAGATATACTCCATTTTAAGAACATGTGTCTTGACGGAGGATATTGGGGAATGTCTACCATAGCATACGCCAAGCAGTGTCTTAGTATTACTGCCACATCGGATGGTGAAACGTTGAAACGATTTGCCACAGGCGGACGTTTCAAGGCTATTCTTCAAGACAACACAACTGTCCAAGGCTACGGAAAGTATCAGGACGAGCAGTTGAAGAATATGGGAATGGATATTCAGGACACGTTGAACCGTGGAGGGGACATACTGGCTGTATACGGTGACGGAAAGCTTACCCCTATAAGCATGTCATCGGCTGACATGCAGTTTTTGGAAAGTAGAAAGTTTAATATCCGTGAGATTGCCCGGTTCTTCAATATACCACCGAGTAAACTTATGGACGATTCCAACGCCAACTACAAGAGTGTAGAGATGTCCAATGTAGCCTTTTATGTTGAGGCTTTGCAGCCCATAATTACCGAGATAGAGCGTGAATTTGCCGCCAAATTACTTGATGAGAATACCTATATGGATTACAAGTACACATTCGACTTGTCCGCATTGTACGCCCTTGACGTTGACAGCAAGAGCAGATGGCAAAAGACACGTCTGGAAACGGGCCAAGCAACCGTTAATGACATACGTAGGGATGACGATCGTCCGCCGGTGGACAAGGGGGATGATGTGTACATAAGCACAAACCTTGCAGTATTGGGAAGCCCCAAAATGTCTGGGGGAACAGTTACAAGCTCTACAAAAATAAATGATAACAAGGAAGGAGAAGACGATGATTAGAGAATTGCGTGTGCTGACGCTTGAAAAAATGAAAGCGCAGATAAGGGATGTGCAGGATGAAGAATTGGAGTTGCTGCATACATGGGGCATGGCGTGTGAGAGTGTGATTATAGATATGACAAACCGCACATTCGAAGAGTTGGAGGCATGGGAGGACGCTCATGGAAAAGGATTTCCCGAAGCCTTGGAATCGGCTATGTTGCTACTTGTAGCCCATTTGTTCCGGAACAGGGAGCCGGTTTCATCCGTAACCCAGAATATGGTTCCTTTCACCATATCGATGCTTGTAAAGCCTTATGTGAAATTATCAAACAGAAGTGAATCATGATATCAGCAGGGGCATTAACGGAAAGAGTGGATATTATGACCCCGGAAATAAGCCGTGGTAGCATGAATGAACAGGTAATCCAATATCGGAAAGCAATTACCGTATGGGCTAATGTGCAGTTTCAAAGGGGCGCTCGTGCTCTGACTGCCGGTGAAGCGTGGATGAACAGTTCGGTAGTTGTAACGATGCGCTATATGTCCGTGGTTACTGATCGTTGTCGGCTGGTATGGGATGGGAAAACCTACAGAATAGATTCGTGTAACCGATCCAAGAGAGATGGGAGTATTACTATCACGGCTTCCGTATTGGATGAGGGAAGCGGTTTCGGGTAAGCCGAAAACAGGTATTTATAGGATATAAAAAGGGCGTTTTCTAAAGGGGCGTTTGAAAGTTGTAAATAAATAGAAAAAAATATGGATAATTCCAAGACGAGAGAGGTAAGATACATGACCGGTGACCAGTTCCAGCCAAAGATCCGCGAGGCGGAGGACGGGAGTGATAGCCGGGTAATCGAGGGTTATGCGATTGTATTTGGCGTTGAGAGTCGTATGCTTGTGGACTATTGGGATAACTACCGTGAGATTATAGAGCCGGGAGCCATTACGGAAGACGAGTTGAAGCGGATGGATATAAAGATGACATTGTGGCATAACCGCGAGAGGTTGCTGGCTCGTTGGAACAGGGGTGAAGGATCGCTTTCGCTTTCTGTGGATGAAACGGGTGTAAGATATAGATTTACAGCTCCAGCGACTCAGGATGGAACTACCGCATTAGAGTTGGTAAAGAGAGGGGATTTAGCCGGTTCTTCATTCACATACTGGAGCGATGAGAGTTCTTCGGTCAGGTATACCAAGGATGATGATGGTGTGCTGTTACGACACGTTACCCGTATTGACGAGGTTTTTGAAATGACTATAGCTTCTGATCCGGCATATGTGCAGACCAGCGTCACAGCTCGGGAAGTGGAGGCTTCCGGTATTGTGTTGCACCCAGATCAGAAGAAACGGGAAACAATTGAGAAAAATGAAACCGCATATGCGGAATTGAGAAAGATAGCGAATAAGAAAATTTTTTAATCATTTTGTTTATGAATAAAGGAAAGAAAGTGAGTGTACAACAGTACATTACCAGACGAGAGGAAATCAAGGTACGTCTTAACGAGATTGTAGATTTGGCTGAATCGGAAAACAAACGTGCGTTTACCGATACTGAGAATGACGAGATCGAGTGTCTGAAACGCGAGATGAATGCTTTGGATGTGCGCATAGCGTGTGCTGACAAGAGCGGATATGTGGAAGTCACCGCCCGTGAGCTTGCGTTTGATGCGTTTATGCGCGAGCATATCAATTCTAGAAGTTCCCATCCGCTTAAGCGTGAGTTTACAGGAATGATCAGTACGGGAGCGCAGCCGATGATCCCTCTTACTATTAATGACATTATCCCTGCTTTGGAAGAAGGTCTTATCATTTCTAAGCTTGGATTACCGTTACGCACAGGTTTGGCGGGTGATTATTGTTGGCCGACAGTTTCGGCAGTTGAAGCAGAGGTAGCCGGGGAGGCTGTAGCTTTGACCGACAAAAAAATCGAGATCGGTAAGATTGTACCCAATCCTCAGAGAGTGGGTGTTACCATCAAGATTACAAGTCAGACAATCAACCAGACCGAGGGGGTGGCATACGATGTTGTTAAGCAGCAGATACCGATGGCTGTAACACGGACGCTGAATAAGCTGATGTTTACAACTGGGAAACAGACGCATAAGTTAGTAGGACCTTTTTCTGAGATCGCGTTCCCGGGAGGAAGTCCGGGCACCCCAAAGACTATCGCTGAGTTAAAAACTATGGCTGAAAAGAAAAATGCCCGTTTTATCAAGTTTGCCAACTCGACACCGACATTTAAGGAATTGGTATTGATGCGAGCATTGCCATTGATGAAAGGTATTGAGGGAAGTTACATGGCTTATGTGATGGATGAATACACAAAGGCGGTATTGGAAACTACCGATCGAGGATATGAAGGACCGACAAATCCGGGTAACACGGGAAGATATATTATCGAAAATAATACCATTGCTGGTGTTCCGGTTTTCTGTACGAATTATATTAATACAGATGATAAGACCTATATTGGTTTTGGCTCATGGGGATATGAGCCTATCGGGCAATTCGGTGAACAGCGTTTTATAATCAATCCTTATTCGGAAGACACATCAGATGTTGTTCGCTTGACCCTTAATGGGGATTGGGCGTTTACCACATTGCGTCCTGAGGCGTTTACGCTGGGAGAGTTACCTGCCGAAGGGGAATGATTTATTTACCCGGGGCTACGGCTCCGGGATAAAAATACGAAGTTATGGGAATAATGAAAAAAATCCTTGAGAACAATCGGGGGAAGCAGATAAAAGGGGTGTCATTTGTCTATGAGGGAGACGAAGTTATTGCCATGCTTGAAAGGATGCGTAAGTCCAAGGAAATCAAAAAAAACGAGATAAAAAAAGAGGTACGAAGGGCATTAACACCGGAGCGGAAGTATGTGCGTAATGCAGCAAAAGCCGCAATGGGTAAAGATCCCGGAAGAGCGTACATGGCTGTAAAGATGGTTGTTTACCGTGACGGGAACGGCGGTATGCTTAACATACTTGATAGGGGAGATGCAAAAAGGCTGGCATTATATAAAAAACCGAACGGCGGTGTGTCGGGCATAAGAAGACGTAGATATGTAAGCCCGGAAACGAAGAGGTCTAGAGGCTATAGAGGTGCGGACAGGGCTTTTATCCTTCGGTTTATAAATTCAGGGACAGAAGACAGGTATACGAAAGTTAGACGTCAGGGAATGAAAAAATCGGCATATCGCGGCTCTTTGTCTGCAAGTAATTTTTTCCAGCCGGCAGCGGAATCCGGCATGGCTAGAGCCAGCCTTGTATTGTCGGAACGGATTGCAAGAATAATACAAGAAGTAAGTGAAGGAAGATGAGTTTATTTATAAGCAAGCATATTATTAGCTCTATACAGTCTAATAAGGCTGTTACGGAAGCGGTGGGGAACAGGATATATCCGGTTGTTATCCCTGTGGGGGCGCCGGAGTATCCGTTCATCAATTTTACGAGTTCTTTGGATGGTCCGGACGAGACCAAAGATGGATCTTGTGCGGATAATGTATCCACTACTTTGGTAGTTGTGTCAAAGACGTATGAAGTTGCTGTGAATACGGCTAATGAGGTGCGTTACTCTATTGAAGGGAAGACAGCCCGGTATGATAAGTTTGAGGTCATTGATAGTTCTTTTCTGTCATGTATTGAAGATTATTTGGTGGATATAGACGCATTTACTATAACTCTTTCGTTTAATTTTAAAACAATTGATCTATGAAAACAAATCAGATTATGATACGTCCGATGGGTGAGTTTAAAGTAGTTCAACGGACAAAAGATGCGTTTTTCAATGCAACAGAATTATTAAAACAGTGGAACCAATTAAAAGGTATGAGGAAAGAAGTTAATGACTACTTCGATTTGTCTTCTACTAAAGAGTTTATTTACACTATAATGAAAAGGGAAAATTATGATACGGGTAATTACCCCTATCATAAATCAAGAGCAAATAAGGGTGATAATGCGGGTACATGGATGCATCCACTGCTTTTTATTGATTTTGCAATGTGGATAAATCCATCATTTAAATATGATGTTCTAAAATTCGTTTATGACGAAATGATAAAGTTCCGCAATCTTGCCGGTGATGCATATCCCAGAATGTGTACGGCTGTTTGTTCTATCCTTCCAAAGGAGGTATTTAAGCAAAAAGTTAGTGATTTGGCAAAATCACTCAATATCATTGTGTATGGCAAACATGAATCAGAAATGCGTAATAAGATTGGCGATGAGGCTAAGATACGTGAGATGTATGAACTGGAACAACAGATAGCCCAATGGATTGAGCTGGGATTTATTAAAAATTATCAGGAATTGAAACAGGCACTAACGAAGGTGTATTATCAGAGACACCCTGATGTATTGCCTATGTAGATAACTTATTGAATATAGCACTTAAGAATAAATTCATAGTAAAAATCAATTGTTTTACGGATTCGGTTCGTGAGAATAGAATCTGTTTTTTAAGGAATTGTTTAACTTTTAAATTATATAGATTATGTCAAAAGCAAAACCTTTGAACGGGAAGGATTTTATGATCTTTATTGGCGGCAAGGCTACAGCCTTGGCAACCAGCCATAAGTTAACGCTTACTGCGGAAACTGGAGATGCTGCCAGTAAGGACGATGGTATGTGGGATGAGTCAATAGTCACGAAGATGGGGTGGGAAGCGTCTACGGAGGCATTGGTAAGTGCTGATAAGAACATAGAGAGCTTTGATTCTCTTTATGACACATTTATTGCCGGTGAGCCTGTTGATATTATATTGGGTGTTCCTGCTAATCTGACCAATGATGGTATTCCGGAAGATGGGTGGACATCCCCGGCAACCAAGGCCCAGCAGATATACTATAAGGGGAAAGCTCTTATAACATCTCTTGACCGCACAGACGCGAAAGGCAGCAATTCTACAATGACTGCGCAGTTTAAGGGACAAGGAAAACTTGAAAAGGCAACAGGTAATGGTTGATGGTATGAGGAAAGTAAAAATTAATGGCGTGGAGTATACATTAAGGTATACTCTGCGCGCCTTATTTATATATGAGGAAATTACCGGGAAGTCTTATTCCGGTGACAGGATGGTTAACAGTTATATCCTGTTATGTGCTATGCTGATGGCGAATAACAAGGATTTTCCGTTAACGTTTGATGATGTGATAGACGCATGTGATTTAGATCCGTCCATTTTCGAAACATTTTTGGCTGTTTTGGAGGAAGAGAACAAGCGTATTAGTATGATTGTCGGGAAAGATGATAAAAAAAAAGCGATGGGAAAGAGAGCGAAGAAGTAAGTGTGATAAGGTTGTATGAAGAAGTTGTCGGTCGTGGAGGGATATCACCTGATTACTTCTTTGACAGTATGACTTTTAACGAGTGTGCTGCATTTATAAGGGGGATGAACCGGAAGGAGCAGGAGGAATGGGAACGTACAAGAATGATCATGTACGCAATTGCACAGGTTAATTCTACGGAGAGCCTCACACCTGAAGCAGTGTTCCCATTCCCGTGGGATGAGGAACGGGAACCGATAGAGATAGATGAGAATGAGCTGAAAGAATTGAGAGAACGAGCAAAAAATATGGAATATGGCAAGTAATGCGATTGTAAGATTGTTGTTTAACACCGCTGATTTTGATAAGAACATCAGAAGGGCGAAAGGTGAGATAGGGAATTTTGAAAAAAGCATAACAAGTATGGCCGGCAAGATAGGACCTGCTCTAAGTGGTTTTGCTGCTTTCGCTGGTATATCGGTAGCCATTGGGGATGTGGTAAGGACTTCTATGGAGTTTGAAAAGTCGTTATCTTCTTTGAAATCCTTAACAGGTGTGACAACGCAGGAGCTTTCGTTTTTTAAAGATGAGGCTATCCGTTTGGGTAGTACCACCACGCAGACTGCATCTCAGGTGGTAGATGCCTTTAAGCTGATAGGATCTCAAATGCCAGAGTTGTTAAAAAATAAAGAGGCTTTATCTTCTGTAACGGAAAGCGCTATTATATTAGCAGAAGCCGCAGAAATAGATGTTCCTGAGGCCGCTAAAGCGTTAACAGGAGCTCTAAATCAGATGGGCGCTTCTTCTAGCCAAGCTGCTGAATATATCAATATTTTAGCGGCAGCCTCTCAACAAGGCTCTGCTGATATCCCATATCTGAACAAGGCTATAGAGAATGCCGGTGGTGCTGCATCTTCTGTAGGTGTACAATTCAATGAATTGGTAGCCGCGATAGAGGCTATTGCTCCTAAAATAACGGATGCCGGCAGTGCGGGAACTAATCTGCGTAATATATTTCTCACTTTGGAAAGTAGTGCGGACAAGAACTTACGTCCTTCCGTGGTCGGGTTGTCACAAGCTGTGGAAAACCTTGCAGCAAAGCACATGAACGCTACAGAAATGACGAAAATGTTTGGTAAAGAGAGCGTAACGGCTGCTTTGGCACTCGTTTCTGAAAAAGATAAATTTATAGAGTTAACCGATGGAATAACAGGAACAAATACTGCATTAGAACAACAAAAAATCAATAATGACAACTTAGCAGGATCTATAGCGGCATTGCAATCTGCTTGGGAAGGTTTCATATTAACGCTAAACAATTCTTCGGGTATGTTACAAAGCGTAGTTGGTTTTTTAGCTGATATTGTAGATGGAGCACGAACGGCATTTTCTTCATTACAAGCTTTGGACGAGTCTAGTTATAAGAGCGAAGGTCAGAAATCGTTTAGATCAGAAAAAGTTCAAAACGCTATAAATGATATAAACGAACTGGTAAAAGGAGGAATGAGCCGGGAAGATGCCTTGAACTGGGAAGAGAATTTAACAAGAGATCTGTATAAGAGAGCTGATTCGTTAGAAGAAAAAAAAGAAGCCTATGAAGAGGCTATGGCAATATACAATGAGAGAGGTGGACAGTGGGACAAACGGGCTTACGAGCAATCAAAGGAAGTGTATATGTTAGCTCGGAACGAAAAGCAAATACGTGATGAAATATTAGATTATATTGAAAAAGAACGACAGAAATTAAAAGGCGTTGGTGATATCCAGAAGGAATTAAACAAGGGGGCTACTGTGGGTACTGGGGAAAAGAAAGGACCTACGGATTTGCAATTAGCTGCATTTAATGCCGAAGGATGGGCTAATGAAGAAGTAAAAGGGCTTCATAACAAGCTAAGACAGGCTATTGAGAGTGGAGATAAAATAAAGATAAAAAATATAGAGATTAATTTGGATGAAGCTATAGATGAAGCTAAATTACCTGATTTGTCCAAAAAAATTAAAGAAAACGAAGATTTCGCAAATTCGTTAAGTGCCATAGGTAACGCTTTTGGTAGCATGTCTTCAATGGCTGATGGTGCCGCCGGTTCTATCCTGTCTTATTTCGGGAACTTAATGAACTCTGTGGCTGCCGCGATTCCGGCTATTGATGCTCTTAATGCAAAGAAAAAGGAAGAATCTGTGGCTAATACGGAAGCAGCCGTAACCGGAGCCGCTTCGTCTGTGGCTTCCATTCCGTTTGTTGGTGCGGCTTTGGCTGTAGCCGCCATAGCTTCAGTTTTGGCTGCTTTAGCCAATATTCCCAAATATGCAACAGGTGGTATAGTGGGAGGATCATCATTTTTCGGTGATCACATGATAGCACGGGTTAACAGTGGCGAGATGATATTGAACCAGTCCCAGCAAGGTAAGCTGTTCAATATGATTAATAATGGTGGTGGATCCAATCACATAACGGTAGACGGTGAGGCACGGGTAAGCGGTAAGGCTATGTATATAACAATAAGGAATTACATGAAGGCTAACAATATAAAGTGGTGATATGGGGCAGAGATATAACATACATTTTAAAAATTACAGAAACACAGCCTATGATGTAAAGGTCTATATTGATGGCTATGTGGGACAGGTGACGGAATTACTGGGCGCAAGAAGCGCATTTGTCGTAGAGGGGAACGATGAGAACTTTGTATATGAGCCGATAAGAAGTTCTACGGCAACATTGACCCTTCTTGGTAGTGATTTACTTCTAGACCTGTTTAGCATTAACAACCAATATGCACCGGTTAAGTTGTTCAAGGGTGACAAGTTAATGTGGACGGGGTATATTGTTCCGGAGCAATTTACGCAACCTTATAAGCCTACACCGGACAATATCAGTATTGATTGCATAAGCGCAATAGGAACGCTTGAGAATATACAATATGAGAAACAGACAGAGAATGGATTTATAACGGCGATAAACCTCTTAAGGTACATTATAAGATCAGCTAATGGGGGATATGAGAAGATATATATACCTTATGTCTATGGATCGTCAGAAGTGAATTATTCGACAAAGAAAAACATATTCGATGAGATAACTCTCGCAGAAGAAAACTTCACCTCAGAAGGGATGATGTTGGACGAGGTACTGGAGTATTTTTGTCGTTTTTTTAATTGGACCTTATACGATTATGAAGGTAACCTGTATTTTGTAGATGCAGATTGGAAAGGGGAATACTTCTCGTATGGCGAGGATCTTGTCACTTATGAGATGGTTACTCCAAACACTGTATTGCTTCAGGATATCGGCTTTGGCGGCAGTGATCATACAATAGATGTGCTCCCCGGATATAATAAGGTTACCGTTAAGGCAATAAATAATGTTTTTGATGAATTAGTGGAGAATGAAGATTTAGAAACGTTGAAAGAAAATGGGAAAGAAATAACTTCCCGGCAAGGTAAGGGTGATGATGTGTCATTGGTAAAGAAAAGATTTTTAATTCCCAAAAAATGGAAATTAAAATCATTTGACAGCAACGGGAATGAAATACCTCCTGAAGATGTTGATAACAATACATTGGGAAGCGCGTTGCTTAAAATGTCTGAATATAAAGGAAAAGAAAAAGACGGGATGGTAATTCCCGATATAAGTGATTATTCTTGGGGATTGGGTGTACAGGACAGACCGTCAAGTAATATTAATACAGGAGATGTATTGGTTACGATAAATGGTGTTAAGGGCGCGGCTTGGATGAATGGGGCGTTAAGTATTGACGGTAGTATTATAGTGCCTTGGGATGATAACGAATTGGCGTTTTGTAAACCGTCTGGAAAGAATGGATATGCTGATATAGTCTATGTGTTAAGGATAGGGGATAAGTATTGGAATGGGAGCTCATGGGTTGACAGTGAGACTGAATTTAAAATAAGATATGAGAACGCAAGTGCAGGATCTCCGTTAACTGCCAAAAACACCAAGTTGCCGGATATGCCATATTCGGGGCTATCCGGGTATGTGATAACATTACCGGATGATGTGCCGATAATAGGCGACTTTGAATTAAAAATTAAAAGAACAAGTGAAATCGGATTTACTCCTGAATCGGGGGCCGGAAGCATAAAATATTATGGATATATATACAAGAATCCTAATCTGAATTATAAGAAAAAAGACGGAGTTGTAGATGAAGGTGAGAACGGGGATCGTGTATACGAGAATGTAGTCAATGAAAAATTTATGTCCGAACTTGACGAGATAGAATTTGGCATAAGTAGTTATAATGAAGACGGGGCAACATATAGCAAAGCTCTTTTAAATGGCAATTTTTTAACAAACAACTTGTATTCGGCAATAGAAGGTACGCTTGTGCGCCCCGAAGAAGCGTTGATCAGGCGTATCATTAACCGATACCGGGTAACCAAAATCAAGTTAACTCAGGTATTAAAAAACAGTGATCTCATTCATCCTTTCACGGTTTTGTATGACAATTCTATGGTTAGTAAGAAATTCATGCTGTTAAGTGGTGTATGGGATTACGAGCAGAATACAGTAACATTATCAATGATAGAGAATGGCGATAAAGTCAGATATAAGAATCATAAGTAGGGTAGTACCGAGGGAGCGTGATGGGAAGTATGTTCCCCGCTCTGTGACTATTATACAGGGTGGCGGTAGCGGCGGTGATGTCACCAATGCCGATCATGCCAATTCCGCATATACGCTGGATGAGGACACACCTGTACAGAACTGGTTCTTATCCGCATTGAACGATGATGATGCGCAAGGCATAATCAATTTTCTCAAAGGTCTGAAAATAGCCGGGAATCTGATAAACCGCATTGTGAAGCAGGGTGACAAGGATGTTACCTACACCGATGAAGACGTGATGAGCGCATTACGTGTAATGACTGAAATAGAGAACAGTGAGGAGAAACTGAAAGAGATATTCTTGCGGAAGGACGTGGCGGATTCCACTAAGTTTCTTCTCAGCATGTTTGCCGGTGCTGTTTTCGGGAAGAATGGTTTTGCAAGCGGCTTGACCGGATTCGGAGCCAAGATATTCGATACAGGGCATGGAGAGTTTGAGAGCATGTTTATCCGCCGGTTTCTTGAAGTTCCCGAATTAAGATATAATCGTGTGATGGTCACGCTGGGCGACAAGTGGCGTGCGCCCGGAGCCGGTATTATAGAAACAGTAGATACAGGAACCAAAACATGTACGCTTAAGCTGGAAGATGGTGAGATTGGTGCTGTCGCAGTAGGTGATATCTGTATGGGTATCTATCATAATATCACTGGGAATGCTACGGAGGATTACGACGATGGAAAGGGCAACAGACGTTTTGCCGGATTCTGTACAGTTTATTTCACGATTACAGAAGTTACAGGTGAAAGGAACGAAACATTCAAGTACCAGTTGCGTCCAACCTCTTCATCGTGGTCTTCTTCTTTCGATCCATTTGAAATGATGACATTCGTTGCATATGGTAACTTCACCGACACGGACCGTCAGACCTCAGTCTACGAAACGAGGACTTACACCCGTATGTTGTGGAAGCAGAATACATGGGAGATCTCCGCTGCCAATGTTGCCCTGCAATATGGAGACCTTTCCAATCTGAATATATTCGGGTTAAACATGGATGGTTACTCCATGTATCTGAATAATATATATATGACAGGTATTATCAAGCAGATAAAGCCGGACGGAACACCTGTACAGACTTTGAATTTCCGTGAGGAAGGCTATATACCTGGCGTACATTACGATTACTACGACAGCTTGTCTTATAACGGAAGCATGTGGGCGTGTATCAATGAGGATGGTTCGTCTGCTGCACCGGGATCTAACGGCGATTGGCTGGAGATTGCTTCTAAAGGTGATACGGGAACACCGGGAAAGGACGGTGTGAGCGTGACCAATAGCGGTCCGTGGTATTCCGGCTTGGTTGTTCCCAAAATGAGTATCGTTACAATGGGAGGAAGTTCGTTTCTTTCTAAGGTATCCACTACCAATCCTCCCTTATGGTGTTGGACAGACAATGCCGGTAATCGGTTTACTTTCAATGATGGCGGATACTGTCTTACGGGTGAGATAAATACCGATGAATATGAACTTTTGGCTCAAAGCGGAAAGGACGGAAGCGATGGTACCAGTTATGAGAGGGTATTTATCCATACTACAACAGAGAGTAAACCTGCCACTCCTTCCACGTCACAGACGGACGATTATGTGCCTTCCGGCTGGCATGATGATCCTGTAGGTGTTTCCAGCTCTCTGCCTTATGAGTGGATCAGTGAGAGGGAGAAGAAAAACGGTATATGGAGTGAATTCAGTGCTCCTGCCCTTTGGGCGAAGTACGGATTTGATGGTGCAGACGGTGCTGAGGGCGTAGCCGGAACGAGCATCATTTGGAAAGGTGATTTTTCCTCCGCTCCTTCCAATCCTCAGAACGGGTGGGCATACAAGAATACCACTGATAAGAAATCATATGTATATCAGGATGGACAGTGGTATCAGATGACTATTGACGGAATTGATGGGAAGAACGGGAAAGACGGATTGAGTATTGTATGGAAAGGAGATCTCCAAACACCTCCTTCCAATCCTCAGACCAACTGGGCATACCGGGATACCAATAATGGTCGTGTATATATATGGAACGGAACAGCATGGGCATTGATGGTTGTGGACGGATCGGACGGTGCTGATGGTGCAGCCGGCTCTGACGGATTGAGCGTGTTTATAACTTATAATGACAGCACTTCCCAACCTTCTGTACCTACCGGGAACGGTACTACTGGAGGATGGCATACAAATGCGACAAGTACCGCCATATGGATGTCACAGAAGGTTGCTGCGTCCGCATCTGACGGAGCATGGGGTACACCGATAAAAATCAAAGGTGACAAGGGTGACGGTTACACCCAGATGGGGCAGTTTAGGACTGGTATGGTTGTTCCTAAGATGGGTGTCGTTTCGATGGGTGGCGGCTCTTATGTAGCCAAGGTATCCACTACCAATCCTCCCTTATGGTGCTGGACGGACAATGCCGGTAATCGGTTTACTTTCAATGATGGTGGATATTGCTTGACGGGTGATGTGAACACTGCCGAATACGATGTATGGGCTGAGAAGGGCGAACCCGGTAAAGACGGTGTGGATGGTAAAGACGGTGAAGATGGCAAGGATGGTGTACAAGGAATACAGGGATGTATCATACGGGATTCTGAATGGGCAACCGGGGTGACGTATAGAAATGACGAATCCCTTACAAGTGGCACGAGATATATTGATATCGTGATGGTAAGAAATAATAGTGCGGTAGACGGATGGGATGTGTATAAGTGTATCAAGACGCATACATCCTCATCTTCTATAACCTATACCAATACCACCTATTGGACGGAATTAAGCAATGTTGGTCCTATTTATACCAGCCTGATAATAGCCAAGAATGCAAGTCTTAATTTCGTCCAAGGCAATGAGTTATTGATAAAGGATTCGAATAATAATGTCGTAGCCGGTCTTACAGGAGGAAGCAGCAAGGAAGCTGGTACAACACCTATAAGGATATGGGCTGGAGGTAAGGTTCCGGGAAACGCTCCGTTCCGCGTGGATCAGAATGGAAATCTTGTCGCAACGAAGGCGAATATCGGGGGTACGGTAACCGCCACTCTTCTCTACTCACCGGGAAGTGATATGGATAGTCTGGCTGATTCGGAAGGCAATATGACCGTGAATCCGTCTACTCAGGGATCTACGTTCTTCTCTGCTGACGGTTTGGGCGGAACCATAACTCTTCCTCCTGCATCATCATGGAACGGATTGAAACTGGAGTTTGTGGTTGATATGACATCAAGGGCGGCCAAGAACCCGGATAAATACAAGGCTACGAACTATTTCTGCGGACTGGTGGGAGCTTACAATAACAAAACAGAAATTCAGATGGCAAGGCCTTATGTTTTGGAGATGAAGGCTTTTAATAACCATTGGTATATAACACGTATGGATTTAATTAAGTAAACGATATGATATTACAAGCAGGTTATGATTGTTATCTGACACAGGTTGAGGATATGCCTCTGTCGGAACGAAGATTTGAGAATCAGGTATTGATAAACAGTCCTGAGGATGTGGCTATGTGGAAAGAAATCACATCAAAGCAGAAGGAGCAGATGATTGCCGAAGCGTCCTTCATCGATACGGAAGCGATATATGTTGAAGCACTTGATCGTGTGGATACACTATTAAACGATATTGCGGCAAACATCAACAATGCCGGTCTTACTGTAGAGGAAGCATTGGCGAAGAAAGAGTACTTCCCCGCATGGGAGGATCTGATAGGTACAGAGGTTGATGTACAGTTCCGTTTTCGCTATGGCGGCACGCTCTATGAGGTTATACAGAAACATACACCGCAGGAGGACTGGAAGCCGGGAACGGGTACGGAATCCTTGTACAAGGTTGTGCAGATAGAGCACTCCGGCACACTAGATGATCCTATACCTTGGGTACATAACATGGTGCTGGAAGAAGGCAAGTATTACACCGATAAGGAGGTTCTTTATCTCTGTATCCGTGACAGCGGAATAGGCATGGCATTCGACTTGGAAAATCTTGTTTCGGGCGGATATGTTCAAGTGGTAGAAAATCAAGTAGTAATAAATAATTAAAAAAATACGATTATGGCAGACAAAAAATTAAATCAAGTATCGCAGTTGACGGACTTTGATTATGCGTTGGTTGTAAAAGGGAATGACGTGGCAAAAGTTACAAAACAGCAGCTAGCTACAATGCTGGGAGAACTTCTGCCTACTGCAAGTAATGAGAAGAAAGGATTAATGCCTATTGGACAGGCTCTAACCAATGAATTTGTTTTAAAGAGTGGTGAAGTATTACTATTATCTACTTCTGAAAATAGTGTTGTATATAATGTTGTCATTTGGCATCCATGGAGAGGAATGGCATCATATCAGATATTGATATGTCGTGATGATAAAAGAAAAATATATAAAGTTATAGCATTATCCAATTTATTATCACAGAAATTCTATGTTAAAATAGATGGCTACAATGTTATAAGTATGTATTTGAAAAATAATGATAGTGGTTCAATGAATATAAGAATACAACCAGTTACCAGTTTTAAAACTACTCCTGTGATTGCAACATTGCCGGAAGATGCAATTGAAGTCGCTGCTGAATAATAATTATACAATTCATGCTAAAAATCGAGAGCTGGGAGAACTCATGAATAATTTGAAGCTGTTTCCATTTATGGGAATGGCAGATATATCTGAAGGTGGTGATGCTAATGAACTTGAGTCAGGATATTATATCAATGGTAATTTTCGCAAATTAACAAACTCTCCATTCTCTTCTGGATGGGGAGGTATTATTGTATTTAAAATCAATTATTACACTCTACAAATTGCATCAGATATGAATACTAAAATTTTTAAAGTAAGACAGAGATGGTATAATACTTGGGATGATTGGAAAACTGTTTCTTTGACATGATTTTCTTAAAAATCGAGAGCTGGGAGAACTGATCAGCAAAATGAGCAGCTTCATGACGACTAAAGGCCATTCAAATACATTTAATATTTGGGAAATGGGAACGTATTATATTGCCTCTTCTTCATCCTTAGAAGGAGAACCAAAGGGAGCGTATAGATATGGTGTTTTAGAGGTATTAGACGGAGGTATTTTTAAAGCTCAGATTTATATTCCACATGCTTACGAATTTATTTATATTAGAGCGTATGACAACAATGGAGCTACACCATGGCGTAAATTTACAGGTTTGGTAATTTGACATGATTCTAACCCAAAATCGAGAGCTGGGAGAACTTCTGCCAATAC